TGGTCAGTTGGCGGCAACCGCACGCCCAGCGGCATCCGCGTAACCGCTGACAACTCTATGGCGTGCTCGGCTTACACGGCCTGCATCCGCGTCATTTCCGACGCAGTATCTGCCCTGCCACTGCATATCTACGAACGTCTGCCAGACGGTGGCAAAGCAAAGGCACCGCAGAATCCGGTCTACCGTCTGCTGCACCAGCAGCCAAATCCGTGGCAGACTGCACAAGAGTTCCGCGATTGGATGACCGGAATGTATCTGCATTACGGTGCCAGCTACGCCGAAATCCGACCTGGCTCTCGCGGTGCTGTCTCTGAGCTGTGGCCACTGCATTCGAGCCGCATGGAAGTTGAGCGGCTTGAGAATGGCCAGCTGCGGTATCTGTACCGCGAGCCAGACGGCCGCCAGACGGTCTACACGCAGGACCGCATCTTTGCTCTGCGTTTCACGACAGAAGACGGCGTGAAGCCAGTGCCGACATATCGGCTGTTTGCCAATGCCATCGGGCTTGCCCAAGCCCTAGAAGCTCACGGCGGCACGTACTTTGGAAACGGTGCACGTCCGGGCGTGATTCTGGAAAGTGACAATCCAATTCCCGTCGAGGCGGCCGAGCAGCTGCGGCAGAACTGGGAACGAATCCATCGTGGCCCAGACCGTGCATTTCGCACGTGCGTACTTCCGAATGGCGTGAAGGCTCACGAGCTCAGTGGCAGCAATGAAGCGGCACAGTTTCTGGAAACCAGGCAGTACCAGGTGATCGAGATCTGCCGAGCGTTTCGCGTGCCACCACACATGATTCAGGATTTGACGCGGAGCACCTACAGCAACATCGAGGTGCAGGGAACAGAGTTTGTGCAGCACTGTCTGCTGCCGCACCTGAAACGCTGGGAAGCGGCCATCAGCCGCGATCTGATCGTCGACGATGAGCGTTACTTCGCGGAGCACAGCGTCAGCGGCCTGCTGCGTGGCGACCACGCCAGCCGGTCTGCCTACTACGTGTCTGCACTTCAAAACGGCTGGATGACGATCAACGAAGTACGGCAGCTGGAGAACCTGAATCCGATCGGACCAGAGGGCGACCGCCACTACATCCAAATGAACATGCAGACGCTCGACGACATGGACGCTCAACCAGAGGCACCGCAAGAGCCGCCACAGCCACCAGACGAGCCAGCAGCACCGCCAGACGAGCCGCCAGCAGAGGAGGAGCAGCCCGATGCCGTGGACGGTCAGTAGAACCGACGCTTGCCCAGCCTCGCGGCCTTGGGGCGTGATCAAAGACGACGACGGCAGCATCGAGGGCTGCCACGCCAGCGAGGCCGACGCCCAGGCCCAGCTGGTGGCATTGAATATCGCGGAAAGTGAAGGCCGAGCGTATGAGTCGATTGACTTTCGGCCGCCGGCTGGCGTGGCAGAAGAAGCACAGCGTGGGCTCGATTGGCGTCGCGAGTATGGTCGCGGCGGCACAGAGATCGGCATCGCACGTGCACGCGACCTGGCCGGCAGACGCAACGTCTCACCAGAGACTGCACGACGCATGAAAGCCTACTTTGACCGTCATGAGGTGGACAAAGAGGGCGAAGGCTGGTCGCCCAGCCAAGATGGCTACCCAAGCAATGGACGCATCGCGTGGGCTCTCTGGGGCGGCGATGCCGGCAGATCATGGGCAAATCAACTGGTCCGGCGAATGAACGCCGAAGACGAAGACAGGAGCTACAGCATGGACATCGAACGCAGGCTGATGCCATTTGAATCGGAAGACGAGCTCGTGATCGAGCCGCGGCAGAATGGCCAGGCGGCCATCGTCGGCTATGCCGCGGTCTATAACCGGCTCAGTCTCGACCTGGGCGGCTTCCGCGAAGAGATCATGCCAGGTGCATTCGACCGCATCCTCAACCGCCAGCGTGACAAAGCGGACGTGGTGGCACTCTTTAACCACGACAGCAACATCGTTCTGGGCCGCACGTCTAGTGGCACGCTCGAGCTCAGCAGCGACGAAAAAGGGCTGCGATACGTTGTGACTCCACCAGCAAGCCGCAGCGACATCATGGAACTGATTGCCAGGCGTGATGTCCGCGGCAGTTCGTTTGCTTTCACGGTAGACAAAGGTGGCGAATCTTTTCGGACTTCAGAAAATGGAAAAGCGATTCGCCAAATCAGCGAAGTAAAAGGGCTGTACGATGTCGGCCCAGTTCTCACGCCAGCCTATCCTGCAAGCTCTGCCACGGTTGCCATGCGTTCTTACCAGGCGTGGCTGGCCGAGCAGGAGCAAGAAGAACCAGAGAAGGTGGCGGTGCGTTCCGTGATGTCTGGCGTGGCCGCCAGCGTCGCAAGTCTTCTGAGGCTCAAGCTGCATGGCTGATCGTCCACAGTGTAAGTGCGGGCAGCGGATGGTAACTCGCTCCAGCCGGTCTATCGGTGCGGAGCAACAGCGTTACATCCGCTGCCCCAAGTGTGGTGCTCGTGGCACTGTTTTTGTGCGCACAACACTTTCGCCAGTTCGCATCTGCAAGGGTGGTAATCGGCCGTCCTAGTCTGACTCCTATCGCACATGCGGCATGCCGCCGCTGATAGGAGACTCGACATGGACAAGCTGAAGCAGCTGCAGGACGAGGCCGCCGAAGTGGCCAACCGCATCGACGCTGTTCGCGCGATGGATTGCGAGACCGATGGCGACATCGCTGCTCGTGATATGGATCTCACCGCACTCGTGAAGCGGGCCGACGAAATCTCGGCCAAGCTCGACTTCGAGCGAAAGGTTGCCGAATCTGCTGGCAACCTTCGCAGCGTGGTCGACCGCTGCACTCCAGCACCTGAGCCGGTTGTGGCCGAGGAGCGTGCAGAAGTTCGCATCGAGCCCGTCCGCACCGGCCGCCGCCTGCGAGCATTCGACAGCCACGAAGCAGCCTACCGCTGCGGTCAGTGGCTCGCAGGCACGTTCCTTGGCGATGAGAACGCCAAGCGTTGGTGCCTCGACCACGGCGTCGAAAGCCGTGCTATGGGTGAGTCGACGATGGCCGCTGGCGGGTTTGCCGTGCCAGAGGAGATGTCGGCCGCGATCATCCGCAACGTCGAGACCTACGGCGTGGCACCGTCTGCCATGCAGAATGTGCCAATGTCGTCTGACACTCTGCTGGTGCCGAAGCGTCTGACTGGCGTGACCGGCTACTGGGTTGGTGAGTCGAGCGAGATCACCACCAGCGACCCGACGGGCACCCAGGTGCAGCTGATTGCCAAGAAGCTGGCATGCGGAACCCGCGTTGCCAACGAGCTGCTGGCTGACTCGATTGTGTCGGTTGCAGACTGGCTCGTGCAGGAATTTTCGCTTGAGTTGGCCAAGCGTGGCGACGAAGCTGCATTTTTGGGCACGGGAGCCAGCAGCTACGGTGGCGTCCAGGGCATCGTTACCAAGATCAACGACGGCACTCACACTGCCAGCGTTGTGTCTGCGGCCAGCGGCAACGATTCGTTTGAGAATCTGGACCTGGCTGACTTCAGCAAGGCTCTGGGTGCTCTGCCTCGCTACGCTCTCGGTGGTGCGGCCTGGTACATCTCGCCGGCTGGCTATCACGCGTCTATTGAGCGGCTGCAGCTCGCTGGCGGCGGGAATGCCGTTGGCGATCTGGCCAGTGGTGGCGTGCCTCGATTCCTGGGCCTGCCTGTGATTCAGACCCTTGTGCTCGACAGCACGCTTGGCAGCGACGCTGGCGTTATCAAGGTGCTCGTCGGTGACGCAGCCCTGGCTGGCATCTACGGCATCCGCGAGCAGGTGAACATTCGCAGCACGGTCGACGAGTACGCTCGGTTTGACCAGACCGCGTGGTACGCCACGATCCGCGTCGATTACAACTGGCACTCGCTGGGTGATACCAGCGACGCTGGCCCAATGGTTGCACTCAAGACCACCGCCTGAGCTTAGGAGAACCTAGACGATGAACAGTTTCGAGATTTCGAAGTCGGTCACCAAGCTCGGCACTGCCGATACGGCGACCAACGCGACGCACCAGCACAGCATCGACACGCTGGGATTTGATTATGCGTCGATCGACGTGGTGTTTGAGGCAGTTGCTGCCGCTGGCACCAACTCGAGCGTGGCAGTCGCCCTGAAGCTGCAGGAAGGTGACACGACCAGCAGCTACAGCGACATCACTGCTTTCGTTGGTGACGGCACTGGCGGCTTCACGATTCCGACGCCAAGCGATACCACGAGCTCAAATGTGGTTCGCTTTGATGTCGACATGCGTGGCCGCAAGCGGTACCTCAATGTCTACGCTACGCCGAATGCGGCCAGCGTGGTTGCCAGCAATGCTCGCCTGGGCAAGCCAGAAGAAGGCCCAACCAGTGCCAGCGGCAAGGGCGTGCTGGGTGCTGTGAGCGGCTAACGCTTGACACAGTAGCCACAATGTAAACAAGGACGACCGGGCACGGAGGCCCATCTCCGGCCCGGTCGTCTTGTTTACGGAGACTGTATATGATCGTCAAGGTTGGCGAGTCGCGTGTCGATGTCCGTGTAGAAGCCGTGATGAGTGTGCCGCGGCTGGGCTTCATGGATAACTTTTTCACGTGGGCACAGGCATTGATGCCGCTAGGCATTCGGCCTACCAAGGTCACTGGTGCATTCTGGGGCCAGTGTTTGCAGCGTGTGCTGCAGCAGTTCGCAGACGACTGCGAATACATCCTGACTATCGACTATGACACGTTTTTCACGCAGGCAGACGTTGAGCATTTGCTGGCACTGGCGATGACTTTTCAGTGTGACGCGATCACTGGCCTGCAGACGAAACGCGAAGACGGGCGGCCGATGCTGACCATGCTCGACACGCTCGACAACCCGCCAGAGGACGCGAAGGTCTCTGTGCCGCGTGAGTGGTTTTCCGCACCAGTTCGCCAGGTTGATACCGCCCATTTCGGCTGCACATTTATTTCGACGGCCGCACTCAAGCGGATGCCAAAACCCTGGTTCCAAGGTTTCCCAAACGACGATGGGGAATGGGGCGACGGCCGAATCGACGACGATATTTTCTTCTGGCGGCAGTTCAAGAAAGCTGGCAATCGCCTGTACGTTTCACCGCGTGTGATTCTCGGGCATGGCGAGTACATGGTGACGTGGCCAGGCGAGCAGCTGGCCAAGCCAGTGCACCAGCACGCGACGGATTTCTGTGTGAACATGAGGCCGCCGGAAGGCGTCTGGAGGGTAGACCAGTGATGCAGATAGAGTTTGTTAAGAGCTTTCGCGCGTACCGCAGAGGGCAGACAGCACAGCTTGGAGACGGTGAAGCGAATCTGCTGATTGCTCGTGGCATTGCCGTACCGCAGCCACAACAGCAGCTGCTGGAGACCGCGACAGCTGAGCCAGAGGCACGCACCGCCACGGTTAAACGCAGGAGACGCAAACGCAGTGAGATACCGCAGCCTCACGACTGAGACCGCACCGGCCGTAGAGCCCGTCAGCGTCAGCGAAGCCAAGCAACACCTGCGCGTCGACATCGACGACGATGACACCTACATCGGCTCGCTGATCACCGCGGCCCGCAAGTTTGCCGAAGAGTATCTTGACCGCGCCCTGGTCTCGCAGCAGCTCACGCTGCGGATGGATACGTTCCCCTACGAGTTCGAGCTGCCACGGCCGCCGATGGCGACCAGCGGCACGCTCACGGCGACCGCGATCACCTACGCTCTGGATCCTGGCAGTGCCAGCACAGCGACGCCGACGACCACCACGCTATCCACCTCGAGCTACCGCGTCGATCGTGATGACACGCCTGGCCGCATCCGCACCGTCTATAACGGCACCTGGCCTAGCCACCTTACTGATCCGAATGCCGTCACGGTGACCTGGTGGGCCGGCTACGGTGCCGCTGGCTCAGATGTGCCGCAAGCGATTCGGCACGCGATTTTGATGCTGGTGGCTCACCTATACGAAAACCGACAGGCGGCAGTGGCCACAGGTGCCGTGCCGCAAGACGTGCCGTTTGGCGTCAAAGCCCTACTCGACACCTGCAAGTGGGGCAGCTACGCATGATCCTGCCAGGCCAGCTGCGTGAGCGTGT